CAACAGCACAAGCTAACCTAATGAAGCTCAGAGAACTGGAAGAACTGAACAAAGAGCAGAAAAAAGAACCAGTAGAAGGGAGTAAAACAGAAGAATGAACAGAAATAACGAACGACACTTTCTGCAAATTCCAGAAATACACGCAAGTCGAACGCGGTTCAACCGCGACCAGACAATTTTAACAACGTTCGATTCCGGCAAGCTGATTCCATTTTATGTTGACGAGGTATTACCGGGCGATACCTTCAACGTAAATACAACAGCAATCATTCGAATGAGCACACCGAAGTATCCGGTGATGGACGATGCATTCATTGACTTCTACTACTTCTATTGTCCTAACAGAATTCTGTGGGACAACTTCAAACACTTCATGGGAGAAGTAGAAGAAACGCCATGGGCGCCAAAAAAAGAATACGCAGTACCGAAAATCACAATCAAAGGAACGGACGCAGAACCAAAACCAAACGAAAGGTCAATACTAGACTATATGGGAGTACCGACCAAAATTAAAAAACAATTTAGCATTAACGCACTACCCATAAGAGCGTATGTAAAAATCTGGAATGAATTTTTCAGAGATGAAAACGTAGATAACGCAGCAGTATTAAAAACAGACGATGAAAACGTAGACTACGTATTTGAAGACGAAAATGAGGTGCAGACAGCGGAAAACAACGCGTACAAAGGCGGAAACCTGTTACCTGTAAACAAATTTCACGACTACTTCACAAGCTGTATGCCTTATCCTCAGCGCGGGCCGGATGTAAGCATACCCATGAACGGTAACGCAGCAGTAAACATTTTCGAAAACCAAACGCTAACCAAAAAAAAGAGTACAAACGCCGAAATTTACCTAAACAGCACAGCAACCGGAACAAACACTGCAGAACCGTTTATTGTAAACTGGCCAACAGCAGGAAACGAAAACAACCCAGCACTGATAAACGGAGCAACTACAAGCAAAGGAACAACAGTAACGGATGGATTTTTAGGGGCTGACCTAGGCACAGTAACCGCAACCACCATTAACGAACTGCGAAAAGCAATCGCGGTACAGCAGTACTACGAAGCGCTCGCACGAGGCGGCAGCCGATACCGCGAACAGGTACAAGCACTGTGGGATGTAACTATCAGCGACAAAACGGTACAGATTCCAGAATACCTGGGCGGTGGAAGATATCACGTCAATATCAACCAAATCGTGCAGACAGCGGAAAACGATAAGTCACCGCTGGGCGAAACTGGTGCAATGTCAGTGACGCCGATAAACGAAAGCTCTTTTACCAAATCTTTTGAAGAGCATGGGTTTGTAATTGGTGTCTGTTGTGTGCGACACAATCGCAGTTATCAGCAGGGCTTGGAGCGTTTCTGGAGCCGAGAAGACAGACTGGACTACTATGTACCGCAGTTTGCAAATCTAGGCGAACAGCCCGTAAAGAAAAAGGAAATCATGTTGACCGGCAATACAACGGACGAAGAAACGTTCGGCTACCAGGAGGCCTGGGCGGAATACCGAATGAAACCAAACCGGGTAAGCGGCCTCATGCGAAGCAACGCAACAGGAACGTTAGATTTCTGGCACTACGCAGACAATTATTCAACCGTACCAACACTATCGCAAGGCTGGATGCAAGAAGACAAAAAAGAAATTGCGCGCACACTCATCGTGCAGAATGAGCCGCAATTTTTCGGAGCTATCCGCGTAGCAAACAAAACGACAAGACGGATGCCGTTGTACAGCGTACCGGGCTTGTACAAGCTGTAAGAAAGGAGGAAGCCCGGAGAAATCCGGGCTATTTTTAAATGAGTGGATTATCTGGGCTCTTAACAGCACTAAACGTAGCGGGAAACGTAGCAAACACAATCGGAACTTTTGCAGGAGCAGCTAAAAACGTAGCTGGAGCGTTTGGCGGATGGGGGCAAACAGGCAATAGCCAAAGTAGCGGCGGCAGCACAAGCCAGGGCGGCGGACACTCCGAAAGCGGAAGCCAATCGGGTACCAACGTACAACAGGTTGATGAATGGCTAAAACAGGCATATGCATATCAAGGGCAAGAAAGCGCCATGCAAGCCAAGTACAACAGCCAAAGTATGCTAAAACAGATGGGTTACAATACATTACAGTCAATTATGCAAGGCGTATACAACCACATCGAAAACAGCACTGCCATGAACTACAACAGCGCAGAAGCCCTAGCAAACCGTGAATGGCAAGAACACATGTCTAGCACAGCGTACCAGCGAGCCGTTGAGGACATGAAAAAAGCAGGGCTTAACCCTATCTTAGCATTCGCAAACGGCGGCGCAAGCACACCGGGAGGAAGTGCAGGAACAATCAGTGGGGCAAGTATGGGACTTGCAAGCAGCAGTGCACTAGGAGTAAGCCGAAGCGGAGGATTTGTACCTAACGCATACGAAAGCAGCAGTTGGAGTAAAAGCGACTGGTTCAATGCGGCACAAAGTTGGCAGCAAATGCTCAGCAGTACACACATGAGTCCATACGGACTGCAGAAAACGCTAACCGAAATTGGAGACGACACAGGCGAAGCCATTGACAAAAACGTACCAAAAAAAAGCGACAGAAAAAGCGGCTATCAAGCACCACAAGACAAAACTGGATCCTACGGGGAAAAAAGAAGACCAGGTGATTACTTAAGATGAGTTGTTACAAGCCATTGATAAGGCTGTACAACCCTAACGACAAAAACATTAGCGGGAGGGTGTACTCACTCTCCCGCTATTCTCAGTTAGTGGGAAGACAGCTAAAATATGAAGATTTGATGTTTAGAAAAGATGTAATGCTGATACCATGCGGGCAGTGCATCGGATGCAGAATAAGACAGAGAGAGGACTGGACAACACGTATAGAATTAGAAGCACGAGACTATCCAAGAGAAGAAGTCTGGTTTATTACAATAACGTATGATGACGAACACGTGCCAGGAATGATACTCAAAACAGGCGAAATCATGCGAAAAGTACAATACGTCTGGAAGCCAGGAGAGAAGCGCCCAGAAAGCGTCCAAACGTTACTGTATCCAGACATTCAAAAATTTTTAAAACGCATCAGAAAGGCTTACAGGGGCAAATTACGCTATTTCGTAGCAGGAGAGTATGGAGAACAAACAGCAAGACCACACTACCACATGATTCTGTATGGATGGAAACCAACAGACCTTGAAAACCTGTATAAAATCCATCACAACGGATACTATACCAGCAAATGGCTAGCAGACCTATGGGGCATGGGACAAATACAGATAGCACAAGCAGTTCCGGAAACATACAGATATGTTGCAGGATACGTCACAAAAAAAATGTACGAAATAGACGGGGAAAAAGCAAACAAATACTACGAATTAGGCCAACAAAAACCATTCGCATGTATGAGCCTAAAACCGGGACTGGGAGACCACTATTACCAAGAGCACAAGGAAGAGATATGGAGACAAGGATACATCCAATGTACAAACGGAAAACACGCACAAATTCCACGTTATTATGAAAAGATGATGGAAGCCGAAAACCCACAAAGATTGTGGAGAATTAAGCAAAACAGACAAGCAGCAGTCATAGCAGAAAGCAGGCTAAAGTATGAAAACGCAAACTTTGCAGAACAATGCGAGACAAAAGAAAGGGTGATAAAGAAGCAGATGAAGAAGAGGGGGACACTCTAAAGGTGTCACCTAGCCCAGTACCTATCAAGTAAGGTACTGGGCTTTTGTCGCCTAAAGGCTCCATGTATCAGTCTATTCAGTCTATCAAGTAGATGCTTATAACGCACGTACGCACACGCGCGGTAGCGCGCACGCGCGCACGCGCGATATAATATTAACTTGTTGTAGACGTAGTAGTAGAAGCCGTGGAAAAGTTGAAAAGTAGTAAATTTTAACGATGAAACGAAAATTAAAAGAGAAATACACTGTTAAAAACTTTGTGGAAAAATTGTTGAAATGTTGAAAGTTCGTCAAAATGACGAAAACAATTGTGCAACATTTTGTGGAAAACCTGTTGAAAGTGTTGAAAGTGTTGAAAACGCGCACAGCGCTAATAATGAAAGGATTGAGCCGAATTCCGCTGCGCTCCATACGGCAAGGCGCTAAAGCGCCATTCGAAACAAAAAACAATTGACAAGCGATAAAAAAAATGGTAAAATCCAAAATAAAGGAAGGTGAATAACATGGCCATCCAATGTTATATCATGGACACAAACGCAAACGAAAAAGTAGGGCAGCACTTTAAAGTGAAAGAATTTGCATGCAAAGATGGTTCGCAAGTCGTATTCATCGACAGCCATCTAGTATCAATCCTAGACATCCTCAGAAACCAAGTTGGGAAACCGGTATACATAAACAGCGGATACAGGACACCGACAAGGAATAAAACAGTAGGTGGTGCGAAGTACTCATATCACATGCGCGGTATGGCTGCAGATATCCGGGTCGATGGAATGAGCCCAAAAGAACTAGCCAACAAACTGAACAAAATCGTACCGGATGAATGCGGCATTATCGTATATAAAAACTGGGTGCACTTCGATGTGCGCGCCGACAAAAAGTACAGAAAGGGGGTATAAAATGGCTTTAATCTCCATTAAGGACGTCAAACAGGCAATCCGTCTCATGATGGACATTCTTGAAAAGCTTGACGAAATCTATCATGCGCTGCACGATAGTATCAACGAAAAAGAAAAGGAGTAAACCATGATACACAAGACCTGGAACGTACGAGACCAGACCAAGGAAGAACTTATAATCAAAGCAGAGAGCCTGTACAAAGAAATAGAAAGAAGTCACAAGCTCTTAATAAAGCTATCAAACCTGGAAGATGCCAAAAAAATGTTAGAAAACATTTGGGGCATGAAAGCATGGGCAAACGAAATCCAGCTAGAACTATTAAGGAGGGAATACAACAAGTATGGCATATCGGAAGAAAATGAAACAGAGCCGTGACAAACGAATATTCAACGTAACGGCACGAAAAACCAAAAGTATCAACCTCAGCCAGAAACCTATGCGTGGCGGAATCAGGCTCTAAGAGAAAGGAGAAGAAAAATGACTCACAGTTACTACGGCATCTACGACAAGGTAGCAAAATGTTATGCATGGGTAGGTGAAAGCAAAAACAACGAAACGTTCGCACGGATGTGCAACGTGATGCAGAAAGACAAGAGCACGTTCATCGGGCAGTCCCCGAACGATTACGTAGGCTATAAACTGGCAACGTTTGAAGATGAAACCGGCGAATTCCAGAACATGAACGATAAGGCATGGGAGGGTAAAGCGGATGAATAAACGATACGAAGAAGGGCGAAAGCCCTTCTTTTCTAACCCGGGAGAAAAAGAGCAAAAACAATACGTTTGGACGAAGGACGAAAAAGGAAAAGAAGTACTGCAAGAAACTGCACCAATCGACATCCAACAGGAAATTGAAAGCTACGCAGATGAATGCGATATCAAAAACATTGTGAGAAAAGCAAGTTTCGACCCGGAATTTATGAAAAGCCTGTCACAAGGCGCTATGGAAGGCACAGAGGTAGACATCACCGAATTTCCACAGAACATCCACGAATATCATCGAATGCAAGCAACAGCACAAGCTAACCTAATGAAGCTCAGAGAACTGGAAGAACTGAACAAAGA